TTAAATTAAGAAGAGAAACAAGCTTAGATGATATTGAGTTCCATGATTATCTATACGAAGTCGAGAGAATTAGTAAGTCTTTAAGTGGTGTAGTTGAATTAGATTTAACTCATTTTCCAATTGATAGCGATGGAAAAAGCCTAATTGCTCTTGCTGTTAATACTGCTGCTGGTTCAGGCTTTACCATGCCAACAGGAAAGGCAAGCTTTAGTTGTGATGTGAACAGCGGGACAGGTAACTTATCAGATACGGGGATGAACTACGCAGATTATCCAGGTGATTTTACAGTCCCTTCTTTTGATCAGGTATCTTATGAGCCTTCAGGTTTAGACGATTTAGGCGGCTCAGCTCCTGACCATCCAATAGACAACCCTGATGATCCTTTTGATGGTAATTCTGGAACGCTTACAGATAATAGAAGTAGTGCGGGTGATGCTCTAAATACTGGAAATGCTTTAACCGCTAATACTGCATGTGCAGGTGGAAAAGTTCACTGGTACAGAAGAGATAAAACAACAGGCGCAAGAACACACATTAAGAGTGAAGGCGGCGACGGTGTAAGTAATAGTTTTACCTATTCATTAACAACGGCAGACATGGATCATTACATCGAGGCATATAAAGAGTGCCCTGATCCTGGTTCTACTGATGGCTTCGGCTCTGAGGAATTTATAGGTGAAACTTCTGTTGTTGAACCTGCAACAAGTGCCTACACACACGCGAGATTTGTTTATACAAAAACTTTAACTAATCTTTCGACATGGCCTGGCAGCTCTGATCCTAATGGTACGACAACAGGCACTTCTGACTGGGTAGCCATTAGTTCAGGTGATACTTTGGCTTTGGCCCCTGCTTATGGAACACCTGGGGTTAGTTGTACACATTTAGACGGGCAAGCAAGTGGGAGTTTTAAATATCCAAACCCTGCTTATCAAGCATGGAGAGCAAGCGTGACATTAACTCAGCATAGCTTTAACTGTACGGGCGGTAGCATCACCATTGGAGGCATTAGCAAGAATGTCAATTCATGCCCAAATGAAGAGCCTAAGTTAACGGGTTATTGCCAAAGGAATTATTCGGGAGACACGCCAGATTATGCAACATGGCAAATTACAGGATCGTGGGAGTTTTCAACAGATGGCACAAACCCTGTACAAGATGGCGGTTCTAATTTGCAATGGGCTGGCCGATCATATGAAGACGGAGACTCTTACACCTAATGGGCGCAAATTTTCCAACGTTGGCACCGTCAACAAGAACTTATATCCCCGGCACTTATGCAAGTAGTGCGCTGCCAAGTTTAACGGGTAATGAGACGAATATCAGACACTCTAATGCGTCTGTAGGTCATCGCCTAAGAATGAATTTTATCAACATTACTAGGGCTAATCATTTCTTACTTGTTTCTCATTATTCATTACATGGCACATTTGAGACTTTCGATTTAACCTCTACAACTTTGCAAGGTACTAATTTAACTGTTCCGACTAATTATCAATGGAGGTATTTAGAACGCCCAACAATAGAGGAAACATTAACGCAGATAGATATGCAAGTTGAGCTGCAACTATTACCCCCTTATGTAATTTAGTTATGGCTGATTTCCCAGAATTATCGCCCACAAGGATTTCTTATGATTTAGGTGGATTAAATATCACAGATGAGAGCACGGCAACCGCTGGCCCTGTTCGTTTTAGGCATTCACTTAGAGTCAATAATAATATTATGACGTTGACTTATACGAACTTAACTCAAGCTGAAATTAGTTTAATTCGGAATCATTACAACAAAGCGGGAGGGCTTCATTATTATTTCCTTGTTCCTGATGCGGTGATATGGGGGAGTAGTAGCGGGACAGTAGTTCCAACAACATCAAAATATAGATATAACGCCATACCAGAAGAAGAACAAAAAGGGGTCTACCATGATTGCACAGTACAACTATCAATACTGACTGCTAATGATCTTCTATATGTAATGCAAGGTGAGAACGCATTTTTTGGAATGGGTGGAGCTGGAACCCCTGAAGAAGCCTTTACTTCTTTTGTGCTAGATGGAACCGCGCCGTTTATCCTAGATGGAGATGACGCCACACCAACGGCGATACAATTAAATCTAAAAGGTGGAGGCGCTTACTTATGACACAAACTAATGTAAGGGTACAAATGCAAATCCGCCGTGATACGGCGGCGAATTGGTCTTCAGCAAATCCAACGGCTCTTGCAGGGGAACTTTGTTATGAGACAGATACAGGCAAAATAAAAGTAGGTACGGGTTCAGATGCTTGGATTGTATTGCCCTATTCGTTTTTACCTCTTAGCGGTGGAAGCTTAACGGATCATCTGACTATTCATAATAAGAAAGAATTAAGGCTAAGTGATGCAACGGCTAACACTGCTGGTGATCATTATTCAGCGTTTAAAGCTGGTACTCAATCTGCAAATTTAACTTATACACTTCCTACTTCCCTCCCTGCTAGTAGTGGTCAGGTGCTTAGTTGTACTGACGCTGGTGTGATGTCGTGGGCTAGTGACTCAACAACTGACAACACAAAAATGCCGCTTGCTGGAGGCACATTCTCTGGCTCTGTCATTTTTGATGGAACTACAACTATTAGAGGTGATCAAAATTCTGCCGCTATTTTAGATTTAAAAGCTGATGAGGGTGACGATGCTTCTGATATTTGGCAAGTCAAAGCGGAAGGAGATAATAGTTTCTATATAACATATTGGAATGGTTCAGCATATGAAGCCTCTTTGCAGGCAACAGCCGAAGGAGAGACGGCCCTTAAATATAATAATTTAACAAAATTAGCTACAAAAAGTGCAGGAGTACAAATAACAGGCCAGTTGATGAATTTCACAACTGGAACCGCCGTATTACTTGGAGATAATGCTCAATTAGATTTAGGTAGTAGTAACGATCTGAAAATCTGGCATAACGCAGATGGTGATAGTTACATTAGAAACGAAAGTGGAAACTTAGTTATTGAAGCTAATGGTGCTGGAGATGATGCTATAAAAATATTTCCTGGTGCTCAAGTAGAACTTTATTACGACGGTGGCACGGCCAAGCTTGCGACGACTTCAACTGGTGTAAAAGTATCTGGAGCATTCTTAGCTGATGATAGTACTGATAGTGGAACAGGTAACTCTATTTCTTTAGGTTCAACTCAAGACCTAAAATTATATTTTGATAGCAGTAATGCTTATTGTGACTTTACAGATTCGGTTTTTTATTTCAGACATAATACTAATATAAAATTCTATGTTCAATCAGGTGGCGCTCAGTTTGTAGGTAGTCTTTATGCAGATGATAATAATAAAATTGAGCTAGGTAGTAACCAAGATTTTAAAATATATTATTCAGGCTCAAATAATATTTTGGAATGTCGTAATTCAAAAGAATTACATATTAATAATGCTGAGGCCTCGAATTTAGCTAAGTTTATCCCCGGTGGAGCTGCTGAATTATATTTTGATGGTACTAGTGCAGGTAAGAAGCTTGAGACCTTAGAAACTGGCGTTCAAATAACTGGCAATCTAAAAATTGGAACGGCAGGCGACGGGATAGATTTTAGTGCTCAGACATGGACATCTACTGGTAATACAACTGCTGAGTTATTAGACCACTATGAAGAAGGGACATTTGTTCCTACGATTTTAGGTCAGACAACTAACCCAACTCAAAATTATTCATGGAAACTAGGTTCATTCGTAAGGGTAGGTAATATCGTTCATGTCAGTATTGATGTAAAAATGGCTACTACTGGAATCAGTGCAGGTACAGGGAATCTGCTATTAGGTGGTCTTCCTTTTGCTAAAGGTTCACATAGTGGTGGCAGTCCAAGTCATGGTTGTACTTTTTCGTGTGGCTATACGGTGAACTTAGGTTCTGACCATCCTACCGCTGCTTTTATAGATAATGATAGTACCTATTTATGGATGAGGAAAACCTCATCAAGTAGTAGTGATTATTGTTCATCAACAGCTATTACAAATAGTTCAAGAATCATTGCTGGTGCTACTTATATTACAACAGCTTAGACCGTTAGCATGTCTCTAAACTAAGCCTAAATTTAAATCTGTTTCGTTTAATCAAACGCTCCTAAAATCATGGCTATTACAAAAGAAACTGTTTATGACAAAAAAGAAATTGTAGGTGATTGTTCACTTTTACAAATCCGCAAAGCTTTAGTCATAAAGGAGGATTCAAAAGAAATTTCTAGATCATTTGAAAGGTATGTTTTAGATCCCGGAACATTAGACGCCTCGGACAATCTAGTTGATAATCCATTAGATAAGGAACCCGATGGAGTAACAGCAATTCCACAGGAAATTAAAGATTTATGCGCTGTAATTTGGACAACTTCTATTAAGAACGCTTGGAAAGCTAAGTTGATTAGTGATAAGACAAGCGGCCCTAGATCATAATAAAATAGACTTAAAGAGCTAGAAACCGAAGTTGCAAATTTAAAGGGTTGACCCCATAATATGACTACATATTAAAATCATTATGCCAACGATAGAAGAGAAAAAAACAGAGTTAAAAGCTGAAATGGAGAAAGTTGTTAATACTTATAATCAAGCAACTCAAAGAGTAAACGAGTCAAGACAAAGGATTGTTGAATTGCAAGGTGGTTTAGCAGCTCTTGAAAGCTTGACGGAAGCAGAGCAAGAAAACGCTTAAACTATAACTATTAATTACCGCTAAAAAAAATGGCTTACAGTTATACATGGGAGATCAACGAAAAAAACCTTGTAGCTAAGGTGTCGAATGGGTTTGTTAAAACCTTAGTTTATAGAGTTAAGGGAATGGATGGAAGCGAAGAAAAAGCAAGACATACAGGGCAAGTTGAATTTACTGAGCCGTCTTCCTTGCCTTCTGATTTCATCGCGTATGATTCGTTGACCGCTGCTAAATGCTTGGAATGGTTGAAGGCTGCTTTAGGTGCAACAGAAGTTACACGAATTGAAAACGCTCTAAAAGCTCAAATTGATTTAATCAAAACACCAACTGAAAAGGTAGGTTCTCCTTGGTCTTAGTTTTTAATTAGTTGTTGTTGATTTAATACAACGCTTTTCATCATATAAGCAGGGATTAAAGAAATAGTAGTAAGCGTTAAAACTAATATCATTAATGGCGCGGCCTTAAGTAAGGCATCTTTCCAAATATCATCAAACATGTTTTAAATTAGATATAAGCTTATTATGACGACATAGTAAGATTAAAACAAATGATCAGGAAAATTATTGATGGTTTAGCGGTTGTTTCTTTTTTGTTGGTAGCAGCGATTACTGGTGGCGGGGTGTTTGGTTATCTTTGGATAACTAATGAGGATAATCAGAAGATGCTTCAAGATAAAGCAATGGAAAAAGTAATGGGTGCTATTAAGATTCCTGGGTTATCTGGACCTGCCTTGCCCACTGGAGCGTTAACACCTGGGCAGCAAAAGAATGAAGAGAAGAAAGCAATGAAGTTTAATAATCCTTTCTAAGTTGATCCCTAAAATTGAAATTCCTGCAATAGGAGTTCAACCTGTAAAAACATATTTAATAAAAACACCTGTTGTTAATGCTCCGAGCGTACCCATCAATGTACCGATAGGGTTTCCAATTATTGAAATGCCTTGTGTAAAGGCAAGAAAGAGTATTGAAAATGATGCTTTATTAGATAACGATCCAGATGGAAATATGATTCTGTGTCCTGCACAGACACCAAGTTATGAGCCTATGAATTATGAGCCTCATAAGCTTGTGCCTATAAAAGAAGAAGAACCTCAACGATACGAACAACCAGAAACCCCTCCAGCACCAAAAGTACCAGAAGCAACGCCAGAAGCTTGCCCTCCCGATGGTGCGCCTGACATTGGGACAAAAGTAGAAGAAGGAACTAAACAGATTATCAAGTATGAATTGGTTGGAAACCGTTGTGTAACTAGATATAAAAAATTAAATGTCCAACAAC